TTGGATACCCCAATCGGTGACGAGCTGGAGTTGCCGGACTTGAGTTTAGATAGTGAGTTCTTTGACATTTAACTTGGGCTTGCTCTACGCAAACTCCGCCTTTTAATATCCGTTGTTATTTCTATTTGATTATCTTTGGCAGGAGCCTCGCTTCGCTCGAAAATAGATTGTACCTATATGCTGGCGCGAGCATTTGCTCGTCGCCCAACGCTACCCAACGACCTTCGCTTCGCTCCGGTGTCGGGGCCCAACGCGTGGGGGCTCCTCGTACTTAGTACGAGGGATTGTGCCTTATGACATCTATTATAAAGTACGCTTATTAAGTACGGTTGAACTATACTAAGTTCGTATACGTTGAAGTACCAACGTATAATGGTGTGGACCACGTACGTATATATACAAAGATCAAGTGTGTACCGATTTGACTTGCATACTCTATAGGGCGTATGAGACGTGTGAGGTCCCCCTCTTGTAAGGGGGGGACGGTAGTGGACGGAAAGTGTACGGGGTACGCGGGTGGACCGTAACCTTCCTCACTTTCGAATTTACTTCGTAACCCTCAAGTGTAACCAGCATCCACCATGGCCAGCGTCCGCAACGAGTCCGATCCACTGCCACCCACGGAGTCGAACGTGGTTCTGTACCAGATGATGATGCACTACAAGCGACGCATGGAGGTCGCTGAAGACCGCGAAGGACACTACAAGCGGCGCATGAAGATCGAAGAAGAGCTGTACCAAGAAGAGATCGATGTGCACCGCGCGAACAACACGCGGCTACACCACCAGCTCCAGAGAACGCAGCTTCAACTGGTGAACAAGCACGAGGCAGGTATGCGACTCGTGAACTGCTTGGACAACATGTTCGGCGCAGTGGAGCTTGCTGTGGAGACCGACCTCGGAGGGCCCGGTAACCTGGGTGTGACGTACATCGAGACGATCAAGGACATGGAGCACGAGAGGGCCACGACAGCATTTGAGCTGCTCGTGGGAGAGTATCGTGAGAACCCGTTGGTGATCAACGGGGAAGTGATTGACTTAGTGACAACTGAGGAGGAAGATAGTGAGGAGGAATAAGATTACTTTCGCTTTAGAGCTACGCTCACAGCTACATTCATTAGGATACTACACTACTAGTTGACTAAGACTAATAATAGTCTGATGCTTCGCATCATTCTATTCTAGAATAAAATCAAAAGGGGTTAGAGTTCGTCCCACTCCATATCGACGTCGTCGGGAAGTGGGACAAGGTCGGCTCGGCCGCGCGCTTGAACGCCACGATTCCATTTGATCTTATCAAATTTGGCATATTTTTGGCGTTTCTTTGTTGCTTGTACAAGGTCTTGGTAAACATCATTTACAGTTTTCAATTGAAACTGGTCAGTACGGGGGCGGTCGGGGCGATCCCTAACCACACGAGACGTTGGCCCGGTAGGTGGCGCAACCGCAAATGGAAGATCTTCTTCTACGATGACGTCAAACGATTTGGGTTACTATTAACACCTGGTAAACCTCCTCGGCCTGCAATAGCTCCAAGAGCCATATTCATGGCTTGGTTTCCTGCCATGTGGCCAAGGCGGGACAAAACAGGAAGAGCTACATCATTCCAAACTCGCGCACCTGCGTTTTGAGCTCCACGGCTTAGCTCGTCAAGACCTGCTGAAATATAGGACTCTTGGCCTGCTTCGGTATGAGAAAAGTCCTGTGCAGCAGTCATTGAAGAAACAGCACTCATAGTCCCAGGGCTATTAGGTGCTGCTGGTGTACCTAGAATAAACGCGTTTTTCTGAGGAATACACTCAGACATCAGAAGATGTTCAAATGACAGAGGACTGGCAACTTGGTTGTTGCCTTCAACCATAACAATCAATACTCCCCAACTCGTATCGTAGTTAAAGGTGGTTGTGGCTACGGTACTAGCACTACCAACATAGTTGTTGACGGCACGAGGATCTTCGTAACGAAATCCTGTTTCGTCCAACCACTTGTTGATAATTGTAATCGGAGACTGCGTTAAACTTGCAACAGTAACGCGTCGGTAATGTTGCAAGCCAGCCATTTCCTCGGGAGTGGTCGGATAATCTGGCGCAGTAGCCGTTCGATGACTACGTCGACTCTCAACAGCAATGCCCATATGGACAAAACCACTGGCAGTGGTGGGTGCCAATGGTGACGAAATGCGAACTGCGTGCGCAACAGGACGAATCGCCTCAATTGCAGCAGTTACACTAACCAAATTGCGACGTGGATTCCAGGCACCTGTCCACGCAACACTAAGGGCTCCGTTATTGTCCAAAGCATTTATATATGATTCGGTATAACCGGGCTTAAAAGCAGTTGCGAGAAGGTTCCCAGCTGCCGCTGGGACTGACATTCTGACACTATCCGCATCCGAGTTAGCAATACTAGGCATAGTATTACTATCCGGAATCTTAGCACCAACTGCTCGCGACTCAAATGGATCCAATTGAGCCAGAGCGAATTTAGCTGCTGGGGAAAGTTCTTGCGGGCAAGATGTTGTACGACGTGTAGTACGTCGAATTGTCCGACGGCGATAAACGCGACGACGTGTCATCGTTGGACGAGCACGTCGACGGGGTTTACGGATGTTTCCAGAAGCACGACGGTAGACCATGTCTTACGTTCTTGGAAAATAGAAAAATGAGAGAGATACAGTGCTGGCACGCAAGTTTGCACTGAACTTAAGTTCAGTTCTTTCCCAAACTTCAACTTGGCACAGCACAGTAGCTCCTAGGTAATAATGTGGTGGGGCACCTACTGTGCCAACCACGAGACCTAGGAGCTAAGCCACTCATTCTGGTTTTTGCCATGGACCACGCAAGCAAGTTTCGTGGTTGGTGCTTTACATTGAACAACTACAACGACGCCGATCAAGAACAGCTGAACACAGTCATCCGTACTCTCGCTCGTTACGTCATTTACGGGAGGGAAGTTGGTCAAGATGGGACTCCGCATCTCCAAGGATACGTCTATTTCCACAACGCACGACAACGCAAGGCTGTGTCACGGCTGTTGCCTCGTGCACACTTGGCGCCGGCTAACGGCACGGCTGCGCAGAACAAAAAGTACTGCACCAAGGATGGAGACTTCACCGAATACGGAGATATCCCAATGGAGAGAGAGATGGCTCAACGGAAGGGTGGAGAGGGGAATGCTGCCCGATACGCCAAGGCGATACTTCAGGCAGAGCGAGGAGAGTTGGACGTCATCCGACGAGATGACCCTCAGCTATACCTCCTTCATGGAGTTAGGCTTGAGTCCCTCTACTCCCCCGTCGCTGTGCCGCTCGATGGAGAGTTACTGCACGAATGGTGGGTCGGTCCTTCCGGTAGTGGGAAGTCTCGGCTGCTTTGGGAGTTATACCCCAACCACTTCGCCAAGGCCCTCAACAAGTGGTGGGATCGATACCGACACGAAGACATTGTTGCCATTGAAGAATGGGCGCCCAAGAACGATTGCACTGCGTCGGCACTTAAGAAGTGGGCCGATCGATATCCCTTCCCGGGAGAAATCAAAGGCGGCTGTAAGCAGCGTCTAAGACCGAAGAAGATCATCGTTCTCAGCAACTACACACCACAACAGTGTTTCTTAAACAGTGAAGATCTCGAGCCGATCCTTCGACGTTTTACGGTTATCAACTTTCCTTCACAAGAATCGCATGCGCGTTTCCGGGCACAAGCCATGCTCGTCGACCCCGAAGTACCCCTTTTGGATACCCCAATCGGTGACGAGCTGGAGTTGCCGGACTTGAGTTTAGATAGTGAGTTCTTTGACATTTAACTTGGGCTTGCTCTACGCAAACTCCGCCTTTTAATATCCGTTGTTATTT